GTGCTTTTCTATTACGTCTTTTAGACAACCATCCCTCTAGTAGAGGGAGAACTTGGATGTAACTACAACCAAGCACCTAGGTCCGGCCAGTTCGGAACGAACTGGAACCGGTGAGCCCCTTTGGATACAGAGCCCCGTATGTACTCAGTATTACGAGTAATGTCGGGTGAACCGTAACCAAGTGCAGCGATATAGCAGCCAGTAGTAAGGCTGTTACGCGAGATAATAGGGCGAGTTTGCCACGTTAAAGTGGAGAACCCGCACCAGCCATCTCGCTTTTCTCTGCCCATCCGTAAGGAAGGGGTCGCCTCATCAAAATTTCGGATTAAACCATTATCACCGTACCCTAAAGGGATAGATGTTTTAATAGCTTTACGATCTCTGTTAATACAAAAGATCCAAGGCCGAAGAAAACGCCTATCACAACTAGTATAGTTGTTGCGACGATGGCTATAGATCCGAATTTTGTTAGCGATGCTGATGACAGCTGACGTAGAGTCATGATAGTTTCCTTTCAAATAAAAAGGGCGAACATTCAAACCTTTAAGCCAGTCTGTACCGCAGCTCTCGAAGAAGTTTCCTGCCAGGAAAGTTTTCTTCGTGTTTGTCTGGAATCCTAGATATCCAAACACGCTGATCAAACGAGATGCACATTCACTTCTTATGATAATATCATCGCCAAAAGCGACCGATTTCTTATCACCAGAAGCACGAGCTAGAGCCAAAAATAAAATTGTCTCTAACTCAAAAGTGTATCCGTTTCCCATGCCGCTAAATTTCTGAAGTTTGATTTCTTCTCCTTGAATCGTTGAGTATTCAACTCGACCGATGTCTAGAAGATGAAACCAATCATCCGGAAGCAGCATCTTTACAAGATTGCGAGAAATCGTGTCGCTAGCGGAGCTAAGATCAATGGTCGCGAGACCAAGGATATGAGCTCGACTAGCAAGGATACGATTCCTATCACTCTGTGAATTAAGATCAACGCCAAAGCTCCTTAATCGCCGTCTAAGTAAAGCGCCAACACCTAACTGGTAAAACATGTTAAAGTGAGGTTCGATACTAATAGCACGATCAATTAAGGAAGTCTTCGGAACAAATGTCACCTTATTGGACCGGATAATCGTTAGATTATCGATCTCGGAACCCCATGCCACTGGCATTAAGGACCGATAAAAAGGGACAAGACCGGGTG